CCGTTCTGGCTCTTTTCGGCAAGAACGCCTCTGACATCTTCCAATGTGTAAGTCTTGGCTTTTTCCTTCTTAGGCTTTGCAGTCTTTTCAGGAATCTGTGCTACAGGTTCTTCTTTTATTTCAATTGCCTGAACATCGATTGCTTTAATCTCTGTCAATGCATCTGAGAATACCTGCAAGCTGTCAGCCAAAGCACGAACATTTGAAATAACATCAATAAGTGCATCAAGTACTACGGTTACTTTGCTCATGGTCTACCTCCTTCCGTAATCTTTGTTATGGCAAGTTCCTCAATCGTGTCACCCGGAACAAGAATCATGATTTTCTGCTTTCTGCCAAACAGCATTCGCAGAAATCGTTCTCTTAAGGTGATGCTTTTACAGGAAACCATACCGTTTCTCTGTGGCTTGTCAGAAACACTGATGTGCAGATTGTGTTTCATCGTTAACACCTCCAATTCCGAGAGATTTGTTTCTCTCTAACTTTTAGCCTTGGGAAGATGCTCTAAAGGACGTTTTTTGAAAAACTTTTTTATTTTCTTTTTTCATCACTGTTTTGCTCTTCCTAACTGTTAGCCTCGAAAGAACAATCAAAAGGACGCTTTTTACAAAAAAAATAAAACCTGCCTACACTCCGAAGAATGCAAGCAGGCTCATAGCACTGTTTCGATTATTTCTTATTTTAAGAGTTTATTGACTCTCTTCTGTACCTTTGCATAATCATATCCGGCTGCGGTGAGCCTCGCCTTTCTGTCGGCACCGCTGCCCCATACACCTTTGATGACTTCCTTTGCAAGCTCGTCTATCGTTTTGGTACTCGAGATTCCTATTTCATTCACAACTTTCCCGTTAGCATCAAAAA